CTTTCCCCTGAAAGAGGGAAGGGTGGAGATTGAGCTTCAGGCTGGTCGAACTACCTACCCTGTCACGGCCGACTATGCAGCGAACAACCGCCGATCGCGCCAGCCAGTCAAGTACATCAAAGACTCCCTGGCCGAGCCATTCATCAACGACATCTTGAAAATCGAACGGGTCTACACCTCAGTTGGGCACGAGATGGGTCTGAACGACGAGTCCGATGTCTACTCCGTCTTTACCCCCAGTGCTACGGTTCTCCGGGTGCCGGCTGTTGTTGTTGCTGGTTCGGTCGATCTGCCTGACGAGCTCAAGACCGAGACGCTGGAAGTGGTCTACCGGGCCAACCATCCGGTAATCGTTTTTGATCCTGATGGCTTTGAGCCGGAAGAGGTGGAGATCGAGCTGCCGTACAGCCACCTGGAGCCGCTGCTTCTGTTCGTGGCCAGCCGAGTGCACACGCCAACCGGCATGACCAATGAAGCCAACCTTGGCAACACCTACTTTGCCAAGTACGAGGCGTCCTGCCAGCAGCTGGAAACCACCAACCTTCGAGTTGACCAGGGCAGTCAGAACACCCGTCTGGCTAGAAACGGCTGGGTGTAAGCGTTATGGCAGGCAAAGATCCCCGTCTTGCACGAGCAGGTGTCTCTGGCTTTAACCGGCCACGATCCACGCCAAGCCATCCGACCAAGAGCCACGTTGTCGTGGCCAAGTCTGGAGCTCAGGTCAAAACCATTCGATTCGGACAGCAAGGAGTCTCTGGCAGTCCAAAGAAGGATGGGGAGTCCGAGTCCTACCGCAAACGCCGTGAAGCTTTCAAGGCCCGACATGCTGGCAACATTTCCAAAGGGAAGATGAGTGCAGCTTACTGGGCTGACAGAGTGAAGTGGTGAATTGAAAAAGCCCCTTGATAGGGGCTTTGTTTATTTGCCGGAAGATCCGAATCCACCAGATCCACGGGAAGTTTCTTCGAGAGAATCTACGAGTTCCAGAGTCACATCCGCAACCGGAATGATCATGAACTGTAGAATCCGCTCACCAGCTTCCCAGCTGAAAGGGATTCCAGACTTGGTTCGAATGGCGGCTTTCCACTCGCCACGATAATCCGAGTCGATTACGCCGCAAGTGTTGTTCAGTTCCATCCCGTGTTTGGCTCCGGTACTGGAACGAGGCAGCAGCAAGCCGATATGGCCAGGTGGAATTGCAGCAGCAAACCCAAGACCAAACATCTGGGTTGCACCAGTTGCAGTTCCGGCTTTAGGCATGAATACGTCGAAGGCACCTGCTTTGTCAGTGGCCTTTGTTGGCATAATGAATGCCGGGTGAAGAGATTGAATGTGCATTCTGTTGCTCTTTTGAGTTGATGGGGTGTTTACCGCTATTCGGAGAACGACTGAATTATGAACCAACTGAACAACGCTTCGGAAGTGGAAACAGCGCCACTGACCAAATGGAAGAATGCACCGAGTCTCAAAGACCTAAAGCAGGATCTTCTGGATGCTCAGCCCGTGCACGATGCACAGGAATCCAAGATTACTGAGTGGCTTGACAACCTCAATGTCACTGGCAAAGCCAAGATCCAGACGCCCAAGGGCAATTCGGCCATTGTTCCGAAGCTGATTCGCAAGCAAGCCGAATGGCGCTATGCCTCGCTGAGTGAGCCGTTCCTCAGCACCGACGAGATCTTCAATGTCCGGCCTGTGACCTGGGAAGACCGGGATGCAGCCAAGCAGAACGAGCTGGTTCTGAATCACCAGTTCAACACAGCCGTTGACAAGGTGAAGTTTGTCGATGAGTACGTGCGTGCTGCGGTGGACGAAGGCACGGTCATTGTCCGGGTGGGCTGGGAATTCATCGAAGAGGAATACACCGGCACGTTCCCCAAGTACGAATTCAGGGTAAACCCTGAGCTGGGTCCGCTGCATGAGCACATCCACCAGCTGATGGAGGAGTCTCCCAGCGAGTACGAGACCGACGTTCCCGAAGAGCTCAAGCAAGCCCACGAGCTGACGATGGAACAAGGCCAGCCGATTGAACCAGTGCTTGTCGGTGAGGTCGAAGAGACCCGCACACGGGTCATTGCCAACCGTCCGACTCTGGAAGTCTGCGATTACCGCAACGTGATCATGGACCCTACCTGCCTGGGTGACATCGAGAAGGCTGGCTTCGTCATCTACAGCTTCGAGTCTTCGCTTTCCCAGCTGGAAAAGGAGAAGGGCAAGTACAAGAACCTGGACAAGATCAACATCACGAACAGTTCGATCCTGGGTGTCCCGGATCACCACTCTTCGGAAGGCTCCAAGACCTTCAACTTCAGTGACGAGCCTCGCAAGAAGTTCGTGGTTTACGAGTATTGGGGCTACTGGGACATCGACGGCACCGGCATCGTGAAGCCATTCGTTGCTGCCTGGGTTGGCAACACAATGATCCGCCTGGAAGAGAACCCTTTCCCAGACAAAAAGATCCCGTTCATTGTCGAGCAGTACCTGCCTGTGCGTAAGAGTACTTACGGCGAGCCTGATGGCGCTCTGCTGGAAGACAACCAGAAAGTCATCGGTGCGGTGACTCGAGGAATGATCGACTTGATGGGCAAGTCGGCCAACGGTCAGACCGGTGTTCGCAAGGACATGCTGGATACGACCAACCGCCGCAAGTTCGACAAGGGCCAGGACTACGAGTTCAACGCCAACGTCGATCCTCGCCAAGGTGTCTACATGCACACCTATCCCGAGATCCCTGCATCGGCTCAGTTCATGCTGGGCTTGCAGAACCAGGAAGCCGAATCACTGACTGGTGTGAAGTCCTACTCCCAAGGCGTGTCTGGCCAAAGTCTGGGTGATGTGGCTGCAGGTGTCCGTGGTGCACTGGACGCTGCTTCGAAGCGCGAGCTGGGCATCCTTCGCCGGCTGTCGAACGGCATCATCAAAGTCGGCCGCAAGATGATCAGCATGAACGCTGAGTTTCTGTCTGATACCGAGGTGGTTCGAATCACCAACGACGAGTTTGCGGTGGTTCGCAAGGACGATTTGCCAGGCAACTTCGATCTGAAGCTGTCGATCTCAACCGCCGAAGAGGACAACAACAAAGCCGAGCAGCTTGGCTTCGTTCTTCAGACCGTGGGTCCGAATTCAGACCCTGAGCTGGTCAAGATGATCCTGTCTGACATAGCCAAGCTGCGGAAAATGCCTGACTTGGCCAAGCGGATTGAGTCTTATCAGCCTCAGCCTGATCCTTTGGCTCAGGAAGAAGCCATGTTGCGTATTGAATTGCTCAAGGCACAGATCAACAAAGAGAATGCACAGGCAATGAGCTACCAATCCGGTGCTCAATTGGACATGGCCAAGGCTGGAACAGAGCAAGTCAAGCAGGGCAACATTCAATCCGACACTGACATCAAGAATCTGGACTTCGTGGAGCAAGAATCTGGTGTCAAGCAAGAACGAGCCAAGGAATTGCATGGTGAACAGGCTCGGAGTCAGGCTCAATTGAAGCTCTTGGACCGTCAATTCGCTAAAGAAGACGCTGATAGAGACCTTCTTAAAGAGTATTTGATGAAAACTGCTGCTTAAAAGCTTTATAGTACGGCCTGAGGTGAATAATCACCTCGCCCTCTATTAACTTGACGAAAGCACTGGTAGAACCATGAGCAACGAAACAGTACAGGCGATTGAAGACAACATAAAGCAGGCACGAAAGATCGTGGAGGTTGGTGAAGCGCTTGAGCGCCTCAAGAACAACCGCGATTTCAAGCGAGTCATCGTTGAAGGCTACTTCGAACAAGAAGCCATCCGATTGGTTCACCTGAAATCGGATCAAAACGTGCAATCTCCTGAAATGCAGAAATCGATCATCTCTCAAATCGATGCCATTGGCGCGATCAGTCAGTACTTCAGTACCGTGCTGCACAAAGCATCCATTGCTCGCAAGGCAATTGCATCGGACGAAGAGGCCCGTGACGAAATCCTTGCCGAGGAGCTGAACAATGGCTGATCAAGAAACCCCTACCGTCGAGCAGCCGTCCTACCTGGGCATGTCTGACGAAGAGATCATGAACAGCTCCGGTCCTGCGGAGATCGTCCAGCCTCAGGCACAAGTCGAGCAAGCTGACCCGGCCGATGACGCTGGTGATCCTCCTGCTGATGCGGAAGACACCAAAGCCGACGACGCAGAGGACGATAACGACGACGAGGCCACCGGTACGGTGGACGAGAAGGAAGTTTCGGCCGATGCGGAGTCTGGCGAGAAGGCAGAAGACAAAGGCGACGAAAAGAGCGAAGAAGCCAAACCGGATGACTCCAAGAAGGAGCCCGAGAAGGTTGAAGACGCTCAAGCCGTGGATTTTGAAGCAGAGTACAAGCGTCTCTTGGCTCCTTTCAAGGCAAACGGCCGAGAGATCTCAGTCGGCAGCGTCGATGACGCTATCGTGCTGATGCAGATGGGGGCCAACTACAACAAGAAGATGGCGGCTCTCAAACCCAATCTGAAACTCATGAAGCTGTTGGAAAACAACGGCCTTCTGAGCGAAGAGAAGATTGGCTTCCTGATTGACCTGGAAAAAAAGAATCCAGCGGCAATCAATAAGCTGGTCAAAGACAGCGGCATTGATCCAATGGATCTTGACGCTGAGAAAGCAAGCGGATACAAACAGACTGCTTACACTGTTGACGATCGTGAGATTGAGCTGGATACGGTATTGGATGAGCTTCAGGGCACTCCTTCGTACAACCGGACACTCGAAATTGTTAGCACTAAGTGGGACGGTGCAAGCAAACAGGTGATCGCTGGAAATCCCCAGCTTTTGAAAGTCATCAATGACCACGTTTCGGCTGGCATTTATGACGTCATCAGCCAAGAGATTGAACGTGAGCGCGTGTTTGGTCGCTTGAGTGGTTTGTCGGACATCGAGGCCTATCGGCAAGTCGGTGATGCGCTTCACGCGAAAGGTGCGTTTACCTCGTTGGCAAAGGGTAGCTCCCCGAACCAAGAGAAACCTGCTACCCCGCCTGTGGTCGTGACCCCGAAACCGAAAGTCGAAGACGACACACTGAAAGACAAAAGGCGAGCTGCAAGCTCCACTCGGCCTGCTGCACCCACATCTGCTCCGAAGGACTTCAATCCTTTGGCTCTGTCAGATGAGGAGTTCACCAAGCTGGTTAACAAACAATTCCTGTAATCACGAAGGATCATCCCATGACCATGCAATACAAAAACCCTCCTACCACGCCTTCGAGCGCTGGTCCTCAAATCAACACCCAGTACTACGAAAAGAAGGCCCTCATTGAGGCCCAAAAAGAGCAGTACTTCACCCAGCTGGCTGACGTTGCTTCCATGCCCAAGAACATGGGCAAGAAGATCAAGCGTTACCACTACCTGCCTCTGCTCGATGACGCCAACATCAACGATCAAGGTATCGACGCTGCTGGTGCCACGATTTCCAACGGCAACATGTACGGCTCGAGCAAGGACATTGGCACGATCAGCGGCAAGATGCCTGCTCTGAGCGAGACCGGTGGCCGTGTGAACCGTGTTGGCTTCAAGCGCAAAGAGATCGAAGGCACTCTGGAGAAGTTCGGCTTCTTCGATGAGTACACCCAAGAGTCTCTGGACTTCGACACCGACGCGGATCTGATGATGCACATCAACCGCGAGATGATCATGGGTGCCAACGAGATCACTGAAGACGCTCTGCAGATCGACCTGCTGAACGCCGCTGGTGTGATCAAGTACGCCGGTAACGCTACGTCGAACGCCACCATCGGTGCCGACGACATCGTGACCTACAGCGATCTGATGCGCCTGTCCATCGACCTGGACAACAACCGCACTCCCAAGCACACCAAGGTGATCACTGGTTCGCGCATGGTCGATACCAAGACCATCCCGTCTGCTCGTGTGGCCTACATCGGCACCGAGCTGCTGCCTACTTTCAAGGCCATGAAGGATCTGCACAACAACGCAGCCTTCATCAGCGTTGAGAAGTACGCTGCTGGCGGCACTGTTCTGGTTGGTGAAGTCGGTTCCGTTGACCAGTTCCGCCTGGTCGTGGTTCCCGAGATGATGAAGTGGGCTGGTGCTGGTGTCGCTGATACCGGCAACGTCTGCTACGAGACCAACGGTCTGTGCGACGTGTTCCCGATCCTCGTGGTCGGTGACGAGTCCTTCACCACTATCGGCTTCCAAACCGATGGCAAGTCCGTGAAGTTCAAGATCACCCACAAGGCTCCTGGCGAGGCAACTGCCGACCGCAACGATCCTTACGGTGAGACCGGCTTCATGTCGATCAAGTGGTACTACGGTTTCATGGCTCTGCGTCCCGAGCGCATTGCCCTGATCAAAACCGCTGCCAAGCTGTAATCAGCTAAGCAAGATGGGGGTGACCTGAAAGGGTCACCTCCTTTTTCGAAAACCAAGGAACCGCAATGTCTACCGATACCGACGAAATCCTGACTCAAGACGAGTTGACCACCCTCAAAGCCCGTGCAGATCTGCTCGGCATCACCTATCACCCTTCGATTGGACTGGAGAAGCTCCGTGAAAAAATCAATGCCGCAACCTCCGATGAAGCAGCCCCAGCGCCCGTCCAAGCAGTACCCGCAGCCAATGAAGAAACCGCGAATGAGCGTCGAATTCGCCTGAAGAAGGCTGCTCTGGAACTGGTGCGAATTCGTGTGACCTGCATGAATCCGGCCAAAGCCGAATGGGAAGGCGAGATCATCACTGCAGGCAATTCTGCTGTTGGTTCCGTCACCAAGTTCGTTCCCTTCAATGCCGATGCTGGCTGGCATGTGCCCCGCATCATCTACACGCAGCTTGCTGAGCGTCAGTGCCAGATCTTCACTACGGTGACTGATTCCCGTGGCAACAAGAGCCGCAAAGGAAAGTTGATTCGTGAATTCGCCATCGAAGTGCTGCCTCCTCTGACTCCAGAGGAAATCCATGATCTGGCTCAACGTCAGGCCATGGCCAAAGCCATCGATTAAGTAGCCCTACAGCCTGGATAGACCTATGACCACAATCGCAGTAACAGACCTGACTCAAGCCACCCTTGAAGGCTCGGGTGCTTTTGACGTTCTGATGCGAGCCAACAAGGCTCACCTTGAAGCGGAGTTCAACAAGGACCGCATCAAGGGTGCGGAGTACGCCACGGT